CAGGTACTACAGTGCCCGCTTCAATCGGCACAATGTTTTGGAGTACATACGCACTTAGTTCATACCCTAACGGCTACAGCTTTATTCAATACGCAAAGACAGCTGCGGATGACAACTTTCATTTTGTCAAACCATACGGCCGAGCCCTTGGCCCAGAGCATAAAGCACAGGCTTACACTGCGACCCCTGCCATAAGAGAGGCTGCGATGATCGTAGCTGTAGACATCTGGCAAGCACGTCAAGTTAGCCAGACTGGTGGGGTAGGTATGGATGGGGTATCTGCAAGTCCTTACAGGATGGGGTACCAACTGATAAATAGGATCAGAGGCCTCATCCAACCGTATTCTAGTCCTAATTCACTGGTCGGCTAATGCCAGCTGCAATAACCACACTACGCAGCACACTTGCAACAGACTTAGCCAATGCAGGCGTGTGGTCAACCTTTAGTTTTCCACCAGCCACATTACTCGCAAACAGCGTGGTAATTACGCCCGGTGATCCATATTTAACACCTAGCAATAACGACTACATAACTATTGCACCATTAGCAAACTTTAAGATTCTTATGACTACGCCAGCATTTGACAACCAAGGCAACTTAGCAGGCATGGAAAACTTTATATTAGCAGTAGTAACTAAACTAGCCGCATCAAGCCTTACACTAAACATATCTACTATTTCAGCACCTGCTATAGTCAACGCAGCTAGTGGCGACTTGCTAGTATCTGAGATAACAGTATCAATCCTAACGAGTTGGAGTTAAAATGAGCTATAAAGGATTTACCGAAGAAGAACATAATTTTCTGGTCAAAATAGGCCAGATTACCGACCAACCAGCAGCGGTTAAACGACCAGCGGCTAAGAAAGATGAGGACAACGAATAATGGCAATCTATCTAAGTAATGGCGTTGTTGTCACGCTGAATAGCGTGGATCTAAGCAATCACGTAACAGCTGTAACAATAAACCGCAGTTTTGATGAGCTAGAGGTCACGGCCATGGGGGACACTGCACACAAATTCGCAAAAGGTTTGGAAGCAAGCACCATTACTATTGACTTCTTAAATGACACAGCGGCAGCTAACGTAAACGCAACGCTGCAGGCTGCATGGGGTACTACAGTGCCACTAACAATTAAGCAGACAAACGCAGTAATCAGCGCAACCAACCCAGAATTTCAAACTACGATTTTGGTCAACAATACTCAAGATGTAAATGGCGCAGTGGGCGACATAAGCACACAGTCAATTACATTTACCTGCCAAAGCCCTATAGTAGTTGACGTAACAGCTTAAGGAGTAATAATGGCAAAGCTAAAGATAACAAGGGCTAATGGCGAAGTATCTGAACACAAGATTACGCCAGGTGTCGAGTACGCTTTCGAGTTAAAGTATGGCGCAGGAATTAGTAAAGTCCTACGTGACCACGAACGGCAGACCGAGATCTATTACTTGGCGCATGAGTGCTTACGTAGGGCTAACGTAACTGTACCTATATTTGGTATTGAGTTTATTGACAGCTTAGAAACTGTCGAGGTATTAGACGAAGAAAAAAAATAGTACAGCGTGATTCTACGCTCTATGCGATAGCAAGTTTGTCTGTAGAGCTAGGGATCGCGCCTAGTGAGTTTATTAATATGGACTCAGAGATGCTAAGGGCTATTGTGCAGGTGTTAAGCGATAGAGCTAAGGAGATTAAAAATGCCCGTAGTCGTAACAGGCGTTAAGCAACTCCAAAAGGCTATGAAAGACGTGGACAAAGACCTTAACAAAGAGATGTCAAAAAATATTAAGCAGGCTATGTTAATTGTTCGAGATCGCGCACGTGGTTATTTACCAGCACAAAATGAAGTGCTAAGTGGCTGGGGTAAAGGCACTGGGTCTATGGAAACTGTTAAAGATCCTAATAGATTATTCCCACCTTATGATTATGCATACGCTAAAAGCAAGGTCGCGTATTCTGCAGGTCAAAATAAGAGCAACGACAAAGGATTTAAGGCTGCATTTTATGTGTTTAACAATTCTAGATCAGGCGCAATATTCGAGACTGCAGGCCGCATAAATAGACCTAGAGGTAATAGATCCTTAAACCCTAACGCACCTGTGCAATTTAATGCAGCTGCAGAAATGCTATCTAGCATGAAAGGTCAAGGCAAGCAACGTGGTCGTGTCATCTATCGTGCCTGGGATGAGACTAAAGATGTAATTATTCCTAGAGTAGTTAATGCCATTGACACAGTAGCAAAGAAGTTTATCAAAGACACAGAGATTAGAAGGGCTGCATAGTGCCTAATTTAATTGTTAGTGCAGTCAGCACTTTTGACAACAAAGGATTAAAAAAAGGTAAGAAAGAAATATCAGCCTTTGACAAGAATGTGCAAAGCCTAGGCAAAACCTTTGCTAAAGTATTTGGATCTATTGCACTTGTAAACTTTGGCAAGAATGCAGTCAACGCATTTATAGATTCCGAAAAGGCAGCGGCTAAACTACGCACTACAGTTAGCAACCTAGGCCTAGAGTTTGAGCAGCCAGGCATAGAGACCTACTTAAAGAATCTATCTTTACAGTTTGGCATTGTGGATGAAAGTTTAATCCCGGGCTTCCAGCGTCTATTAATAGTAACTAAAGATGTCGCTCAGGCACAGAGTTTATTTGAGACTGCACTAAACGTATCAGCCGGCACTGGCAAAGATCTTACAGCTGTATCTACTAGCCTATCTAAAGCATACTTAGGCGATAATGCAGCACTAGGCAGGTTAGGCGTAGGACTAAGCAAGGCACAGTTAAAGTCAGCATCATTCTTAGAAGTACAGCGCACACTTAACGTTAACTTTGCAGGACAGGCCGCAGCAGCTGTAGAAGGCTATGCAGGCAGTATGGCTAAATTAACTGTAGCCGTAGATGAATCTAAAGAAGCAATAGGCAAGGGATTACTAGATGCTATAGCAGCATTATCTGGCAGTAACGACATAGATACATTTACAGTAAAGATGGTTAATGCAGCTGAGAAAATAGGCAACGCATTTAGGACTGTTGGCGATGTAATTGGATTACTAAACCCTAATGCAAGCGTTAAAGTAGGCGGGAAGTTTTTACGTAAGTCTGATATGAACGCACCTAGATTATCACCAGCCACAAGTAGAGCTATGTTACTAAAGCAAGAAGTTACACAGATTAAGACTGGTGTGTCTTTACGTAAGCAAGAAAATGATCTACTGAAGAAAAAGACTGCCGTAGATCAATTACGAGACAAGTTTGATCTAGAGCGTATAGGACTTACAGCTGCACTAAACGCTGCTACAGATGAAGAGACTAAATTACGCCTAAAAGCACAGTTAGCAATCCTAGACAATAACGAAGCTTTGGCTAAGAAGTTACTAGCTGAGATGGAAGGCACTAAAGCTACAGAAATACTAACTACACAATTCTATGCATTAAGTGAGGCTGCCAAACAATTACTACTTAGTTTTGGAGTTGACCCATCACAGATAGGCCCAGGCGGTACTATAAAAGGCGGTGTAGGTGGTCGTAGCAATATAGCCAACCTTGCTAACACTTCTATAAATAATCCTGCGTTTGCTAGTAGTGTTGCAGGTATGGACTTAGGACTAGCACTTGGATTTACGCCAGGTAGTAGGACTAGTAGTGCAGCACCTACAGAAGTTATAGTCACAGTAAACACAGCAGCAGGTGGCGATAGATTAAGTCAGGCTATTGCAGAATCTATACAAATTGCTACAAAGAATGGATATAGCACAGTACCGGCAGGTCAAGGCTTCTAATGCCAATACCTGTAATAAATGCAATAATTAACTTTAGTACTGGCCCAGCCTTTGCCCAAACAATGATCTTAGATTCAGGCATACTAGATACAAACGTATTAGGTGATGCCACAGCTGTAATTGTAGATGTATCAAATCAGGTTAATCGCATAGAGACTAACAGGGGTCGTACTGCACTATCAGATCAATTTCAGACAGGCGCACTTACCTTACGCATAGTAGATCAGAATGGCGACTTTAATCCACAAAATGTTACTGGCCCGTATTATAATTTATTAACACCTATGAAAAAGGTGCAGATTACCGCTACATATAGTGGTGTTAGTTATCCTATATTCCAAGGCTTTATTACAAGTTACGTTACTACATACCCAGGTGAGTCTGGCGAAGATGTAGCCATTACGACTATACAAGCTGTAGATGCATTTAGATTAGCGCAGGTAGCACAGATCAGCACAGTTACAGGTGCAACTGCAGGCGACCTAGCAGGCACACGTATTAACGAGATACTTGATGAAATTGATTGGCCAGCGACTATGCGTGATGTAGATGCAGGGCTTACTACTATGCAGGCAGATCCTGGCACTAACCGCACAGCACTGCAAGCTCTAACTACTGTAGCCACGTCTGAGTATGGCGCACTATACGTAGATGCTAGTGGATCGTTTGTATTCCAAGATAGAGACGTAACTGCAGGATCTATTGGCGGCACACCTACAGTCTTTGCAGATAACGGCACAGGTATCGATTACTTTGATGCTAGTTGGATTCTTAACGATGTACTTATATTTAACAAAGCCACAATTACGAGGACTGGTGGCTCACCGATGGTTGCAGAAAATCAAGACAGCATAGATAAATACTTCTTACACAGCTATTTCTTAGACAACCTACTTATGCAGACCGATGCCGTAGCCCTAGATTACGCACAGGCTTATGTGGCTAGTAGAGCTGAGACAAGCATCCGAGTAGATTCCATAGTCCTAGACCTATACACAGATAATTACAATAGCGGCATTATTGCAGCCCTAGACCTAGACTTCTTTGATCCGATCAAGGTAATCACTACACAGCCAGGCGGATCTACTCTGGAGAAAACATTACAAATTTTTGGTGTAAAAATGAACATAACACCGAATAGTTGGAAAACCACGTTCACGACATTAGAGCCAGTCATAGACGCATTTATCCTAAATGATACGATTTATGGCACTTTAGACTATAATGTCCTAAGTTACTAAGGGGTATCATGGCAAAACAGACGTTTACGACTGGGCAGGTATTAACAGCTGCACAGATGACTTCACTGCAACAAACAGCGATGCTGGGCGGTGCTGCTTCTGCTAAAACTGCAAGTTACACATTAGTAGCAGCCGATGCGGGTACAGCCATTACTATGTCTAATGCAAGTGCAACCACAATAACTGTAAACACTAGTTTGTTTGCAGCAGGTGACACAGTACAGATTACAAATATAGGTGCTGGAGTTTGCACAATTACTGCAGGCACAGCCACAGTTAATACAGCAGCATCATTAGCATTAGCACAATATGAAAGCGGCACATTAAATTTCACAAGTACATCCGCAGCTATCTTTATCAAAGGTGCTGGGGCTGCTGCAAGCAGCGGTGGTATGACTTTATTATCTACTACTACTTTATCAAGCACATCAGTATTGCTTTCATCAATTCCACAAACATATAAAAATTTGCAACTTATCATTAGAAATTTTTTACCTGCCACAGATGGTTTTTCACTTCAGGTCCGAATGAACGATGATTCTAATGCAAATAGGCATACAACAATTACCACAAGTTTTGCTACAAACGAAACATTTGGTTCAACAAGTTGGACTACTGGAGGTGGCACTGATAATACTACAAGTCAAAGTTTAATGGCATTAACTATATTTGATTATACAAACACAGTCACTTGGAAAACTGGTTGTAATTATATTGCACTAAATAACGAAGCCACACCAACTAACGTAAAAATTGGTTCTATTCTTAGTGTTTATAATCAAACATCTGCCATTTCAAGCATAAGAATATTAACAGATGCAACATCTTTTTCAGGAACAGCCTTACTTTACGGAGTATCATAAAATGACAAAACCACAAGTAAAAATAGTTAATTGCACCACTGGCGAAGAAATTGTTAGAGATGCTAATGAACAAGAATTAGCGCAGATGGAATTAGATGCCGCTAATGCAGTAGCAAGAAAAGCCGAAGCCGAAGCAAAAGCAACGGCAAAGGCTGCTCTACTAGAGCGCTTGGGGATTACCCAGGATGAGGCAAACCTGCTTCTATCCTAGGCACAATTTTGGGGGAATGGTATGAAACCATGGCTATGTGCAGCTGGTACACAGTTAAGAGATCAAATTGATACCTGGTACCCAGATCGTCGCTCTACCTCTGATGGGTGGTTGGGTGATGCTCGTCATTCCGCCAGAAAATCGGATCATAATCCAGATGCAGGATGTGTCAGAGCCATTGATGTGGATTCTCGCTTGGATTCATCCGAAGGGCTGTCAGTATATTTGGCTGACCAGATCAGAAAATGTGCGAAAGCCGATAAGCGCATATCTTACGTAATTCATAATGGAATGATCGCTAGCAGAATACTTAATTTTAAGTGGCGTAAGTACAAGGGCTTTAACAAACACACAAAGCACATACATATAAGCTTTACAAAGTTAGGCGATAAAGATAGCAAACCGTTTGATATACCACTACTAGGGGGTAACTTATGAAGATCAGTGATAAGCAGAAAGCAATACTTAAATCATACTTTAGAGGTGTGCTTGTATCATTCTTAACATTCTTAGCCAGTAATGAGCTAGGACTAGATCCAGTAGTGTCTGTAGTTATTGCAGCATTAGCAGGACCAGCAGCTAGGGCTTTAGATAAATCCGACAGTGCTTATGGCCTCGGTGCAGATGAAGCATGAGTCCTGCAGAATGGGCAGCCTTTGGCGCTGGCGGTTGCGCCGTGCTGAGTGCCGTACTAATAGGATTACGTTTTTTAGTTAAAGGCTGGCTTAACGAATTACGTCCTAATGGTGGATCTAG